TGCGTTGTTCCTATTGCTGAAAGTCTATCGTTAGTATCGGTTACAAACTCCTCGTAAATTCGGTAAGCTATTAATGAATAATCATTACTTAAACCTTCCCAAACTTTACCATCGTAATTTTCCCCCTGTACTAAAGATTTCCATTTGGCATTTAGCGGATTGTTTATATCCGCTAATGCCGTTTGGAGTTCATTATAAGCAGTCAAACCTAATGCATTTAGTAAAATAGACTTTTCCAACTTAATGCAAAGATTATCTAAATAACTTACGTTACTAGGACTTTGCATTGAAGCATTGCTAACTGGTGCTGTAACCGATAACGGAATATACAACTCGTTTGCTTTCTGAAAATATGTCTTTGTTACTATTTGTGGCATTATTTCTTGGTTTTAACTTCTTTTACCTCTTTTGTGTATTTTGCAACTTTATCAAAGTGAACTAAGTGCGATGCAAGTATTGAGTCGCATTCCCATTTTTCGCCTTTCTTTTTAGTTGCAAAATCTTCTGTAAACTCAATCTCAATCATACTATGTAGCTAATGTAGTTAAAGCAGCTGAAATTGAAGCAACTCTAGCGAAACCTACTCTATCTTGAACTCTAACTAATAAGTTCATTCTACGTCTCGCTTTCATTGTCATCAAATCACTTGACCAGTCTGCACCATCATACCCAGTAGCTACAACAATGCCCGGCTCTTCGTAAATTTTAGCAAATGCGCTACAACCTACTATCATAGTGTTTGCTGTTACAGCGTTACACTCGATAATTCTAACTCCAGCTACTGTAAACTCACTAGTTCCATTGCTACTTGATGCAAATGGCGGAGCTACATATTGACGATTAACATCTTTTTTCAAAAGCATTTTGTTGATGTCAACTACGTTCATCAATGCAAAGTCAGGGCTAAATTTAGAACCACCAGTAGCAGTTATAGAACGTTTCATATCTACAATCAAATCATAGATTGAAGCATCAGCAATACCAGAAGCAGCCGCTGTATAAGTTGTACATTGTGAATTTAAACCAGCAATGTTTGGTGCTGTTCCGTTACCAGTAATCAAATCTGTATCAACTTTAATGTTAACATCATTTTCAATGAAGTTAGCAACCTCCGCTACATACATTTCATCATCATAAGCAAACTCTTCCGAAATTGGAATAGCAGTACCTACTTTTTGAATTGTTAAAGTGTTTGTTACCCATTTCGCTGTATCTTCTGGAAAAACACCACCCTCTGCAATAGCAGCTGCTGCTCTAACAATAGTTGCACTATCCCAATCAACGTAACGAATTACACCATTAGCGTTTTTAGGAACTGGGATTTTTTGAAATAAATCATAAACTACTAACTTTCTTGTTGCTAGTAATGTGTTCATTCCTAATTGTAATGCAGCACCATTGTTGGCAATACTTGCTCTAACTGTATCAGCTTTTACAACTATTTCGCATTCTTTTCCTGTTCCTTTTTCTTTTGTAGAAGCGTTGATTTTTTCTCTATTTGCTTTTACAATTTCTAAGAAACTTTCTTGATTTGCGTTGCCTTTTTCTTGCACATCTTTTAAAGTCAACGCTAATTCATCGATTTGTCCTTTCAAAGCTGTTACATCAGCTCCTTGTGATTTAAGAGTTTCAAACTCTTGTTTTAGTGTAGCCAAATCTTCTTTGCTTACACTTGTTTCTTTAAAAGCATCTATTTTAGTGCCTAATTCTTTAATTAAATCTTCCATTTTACTTTTTAAATTTGTTTAATAATTCTTTTATTTGTTGCTCTTCTTTTTGAGTGTCTTTCAACGGCTCGGTAATAATCGGAGTGTCTTTAACGGCTTCGATTGATATTGTTGGCGTAGCATAGTTCGACCCTTTTACAACTGCCGAACCCTCTACTATTTTTGCTTCTGTAACTGCCCAAAAGTAACCTCTTTCATCTGCTACTTCTTTATTTGCTATTTCTGGGTAATATTTATCCCAAACTTCTTTTTCTTCAACATCCCATTTGTTATCTGAATTGATTGCTAATTCAAGTTTAACATATCGCATACCAACTGAATGCTCTTTAACATATCCTTTAGCGTATTGCTCAAACATATAAGGATTACGCTGTTTAGATATAGTTGCGTTAAAAATCAACGCTTCCGTATCACCTTTTAGATTTAATCCTAAATCTGACCATTGCATAGTTTTAATTTCTGCTTTAACTTCATCGCTAATTATATGGTCAAATGTCATTTTATGTTCTTGTAATAATAATGCGCTTTTAATTTCTTTTGCTGATTTATTCCAAGTACCCTTAAAATGTACGTCTGAATGGCTATCCATTAAGTTGGTAGTATTAATAACTAACTTTGCTTTTAAAGTAGATATATCGGCTACACTAACTGCATCGGCTTTAGTCGTTTCTCCTTTTTCATTTTCAATTATTACACAATAAGAAATCGCATCAGCTTCTTTTGTAATCATTTTTTTTTGAGCAATAAGAGTGTTTTTATTTTCTCTTAACTCTTTAAACATATCCTCTTTATTTTGGAACTGTTTATCTGGAAACTCTTTTATTGTTATCATTTTTTAACTGTTTTATTAAATGATTTATTCTTTTGCTGAATTGAAGCATAAAGACTTGGATTTTCTTTTTTAATCTTTTCTAAGTCCATTTGCTTATTGATTTGTGGTAAATTTAATTTTGTACTCATAACCCTAATTTCATTTTAAATTCATTACTCATTTTAACCGCTTCTGCTGTAGTTATTGTAGTGTTTTCAAGACCTAACTTAATAGCTTCTTGCATTGCTTTAAAACTATTGATTTTATCTACTACTATTGACTGCATTACTGCCAAGTGGTCATAACTCGCTTTTAATCTTTCGCCTTTATCTAATAATCCCCATTGTGAAGATAAAGAGTTCATTGTATTATCGGCAGTAGATTGTATTGAGTTTTGAATGTATTTAATAGTGCCTTTTTCCTGATTTTCAAATGTGCTATCTTTAGCAAAGTAGTTAAGTACGTCTTTATTTAATCCAAAAGCTAATAGGCATTTATTAGCATCATCCGCAAACTGCTCATCTAAAAACAGTTTTTTCATATCAGTAACTAAATGCTGAACACTAATATTAGCATTGGTAAGAATTAAAGATTTATTATAGATTGCCTTGTCTATATTCTTACGGTCATCTTCTTTTATTTGTGCCTCGTTCCCAGTACTCTCGTTTTTACTTAAGTACTTTTGCGACATCTTAAGATTAATATTCTTTGATGCTAAGTTTTCATCGATATTACAAAGCACTTTATAGATTGCCTTAACTCGGCTTGGCGATTGCATAAATGTATTATCCTTTAATCCATTTGCTAAGTCATACAAGGGCAGAATATCTGTTAAATACAAGTCATAAGTCTGTCCATCAAGTTTATATTTGATTTTACGATTGTTAAAAGCGTTAATATCTTGTTTGGTAACTAAGAATTTATTTAACTTTTGGATATCGTTTAAATCAATCTCACTTGGAATAAGATTATAAATTGCTTTTGGTAGTTCGTTTGCAAACGCTTTCTTTTGATAAATATAGTTGTTACCTGAAGTTGATAAGAATACCATTTGTTGGTAAAAAAAATCTTCTTTTGATTGAAAGTAGTTTGGATTGTAAAGTAAATTAACGTAAGGACTGCTTTCGATTACTTTATCATTTTTGTCGAAGTGCTGTATCTTCATTTGAGAATACAACTCTGAACGTAGATTAACAATAGTATTTAATACTGGATTTTTGAAATAAAGCTCTAAATATTTACCATTGTCATCAAAGCTATTACCACCAAGTAAGGTATAAAAAAACTGACCTGACCTATCACGTTCGGCACGCCATATTTCACGACCAAATAAACTGAATGATTTTGTTACCATAAATTAATCTTTGTCATCACGACAATAATTATAATTTTACAAATGTATTAATTATTATTTATAATTGATATAAATAATTAATTATTTTTATTTTACGTTAAATAACGTGTCCTAGCATACCAATTAGAAACGTACTTACAGGCATCTATTAAGTGGTCATTGCCTTGCTCTGGCTCATCTAACTGCAACCCTTGTACAATTCTCCAGCTATGATTTTCGTATTCCTGTTCTAAGTTTGTACTAGACTTGGTGTAATAAACATTTTTCTTTTGTAATAGTTCAATTCCAGCTTTTACACTTCCTTTGCCTTTTAAAGCAAATATTACATTAAAACCGCTATTTTTTAGCTTTCTGCCTTCTGTTTCGTTTATTTCGTTGGAACTATCACAAATTATTTCAATGTTTCGGTCAATTCCTAAGTTAAATAATTCCTCTGACAAAGTGCCTGACATTTTATTCATTGGCTTATACAGGATTTCTTTAAAGAAAAAAGAAGTATCTCCATCGAATTTCATTGCTACTAAAGTACTCGGAGCGGAAAGTCCAAAATCCATTCCGTAGTACATTGGGTAAGGCAAATCTTCAAACTCTTTATCTGTCATTATTTTCCAATTACTGAAAATTCTGTTTGGTTTTTCGGCTTTTAATCCTAATCCGTAAACGGTCCAAAGGTAGTCCGAAGCTGTATTCTGCTGTATATTATATTCCGTTGGCTCGTATGATAGTATTTTCTTTTTCTGTTCTAAAGGACAAAACGGATTATCTTTAAAGGTGCTGTGCAGTACTATTGCGTTGTCTTGCTTTATTAAGTCATCGCTCCACATTTTACCAATCGGGTTGTAATCTAAGAAAACAACACTGCTACAACGCATATCCAACTGGTTAAACACTTCTAAAGGTACTTTGTAGATTTCATTAAACCAAAGATAATCAGAATGGTATCCGTGTACTTTCAATTCATCATCAGTACCCTCAATGTAGATAGTTGAACCATTAGGAAAAGTCAAAGTGCTTTCTGTTTTATTATACTTGATGCTATCCCAATTTTCCAAAGTTGGGTAGTATTTAAGCATATCTTGAAGTATGGTATCTTTACAGTCCTTTTTAGTATTTCTAAAAACTGCTAACTTTGTGCGCTCTTTTGTCCAAGCTAATATCCAAAAGATTTGAATAATTGAAAAGGTTTTACTTGAACGAGATGAGCCACTATTGATGATGTACTTGTAATTACCACTACTTAAAGCATTGTAATTCCTTTCAAATACATTAGTCGCTTGTATCTTCATTTTTAATTATTTCCACTTGTATTGAAGTAGGCGATGTTTGTATCTCTTTACCTTTAGTAGTCAAATCTACATTATCGGTTAATCCGTTTAATCTTTGTGTAATGCTCGGGTTGTAAATACCTACCATACCTCCAGCGATTTGGTCGTCTTGAATATTTCTCTTAATACGTGAACAGATACGGATAAAATCACTATATCTATTGTCTTTATTCTCAAAGTAATCAGTAACATCGGTTATAATTTCTTGGTCATCAAGGTAGTTTTGAAACCCTATAAAAGTTAATGGT